TTAAACATCACCCAGCCGGCCGTCTCCCAGCACATCCGCTTTTTGGAAGACTATTATCAAATCAAGGCCTTCCGCTATGCGAACAAAAAACTCGAGCTCACGGCCGCTGGCAAGATTCTCTTCGAGCGCTGCAAGACCATGGAGAACGACGAGGTCGCGCTCTCCGCTGAGCTCCTCAGCAGCCAATCCGGCATCCGCACACTGTCGCTCGGCGTCACGATGACCGTCGGCGAATATGCCATCATATCGCCGCTGGCCGCCTATCAGCTGGCCCACCCCGGCATCAACATCCGGCTGCGCTTCGGCAACACCCAGGAGCTCCTGGCCCAGCTGACTGCCGGCCGCATCCAGATGGCCCTGGTCGAGGGCTACTTCCCGCCCCAGGACTACTTCTGCCGCCCTTATAGCACCGAGCCCTATATCGGCGTCTGTGCCAGCAGCCACGTTTTCCCCTCCGGCGAGCCCGCCACCTTCCACGATCTGCTCGGGGAGCGCCTGCTGCTGCGGGAGAAGGGCTCCGGCACACGGGAAATCCTCGAGCGCAATCTGGCCCTGCATGGCCTCAAGACCACAGACTTCATCCACAACATGGAAGTCGAAAACATGCACACCATCATCGGCCTGCTCACCCATGACTGCGGCATTTCCTTTCTCTACCGCCGCGCCGTGCAGGCAGAATTAGCCAGTGGCCGCCTGCGGGAAATCCCGCTCAAGAACTTTTCCATGGAACATGACTTCACATTCATCTGGGAAAAAGACAGCATCTATACCGCTGAATATCAGCAGATCTGTCAAGAGCTAAGCAGCACTCCTTGAGTTTTCCGCCTATTCTTTTTATAAACTATCAACAAACCGAGGTGCTATCTATGTCCACAGTTATTCTTATCCTGCTTATCATCATCAGCCTGCTGTTCGCAGCCGAAATGCGCCACTCGCTGCGGCGCTCCGCTGAATCCTACCGCCTGATCCAGGCCTACCGCGACGACCTGCAGAATCCAAAACTCATCACCGAAATCTACGATTACTGCCAGCAGGACTACAAACTCCGCCGCATCCTGAAGAAACACCACGTGACCGAAGCAGACATCCGCAGCATCTACCAGAAGCTCCTGGCCTGGGGCAACTTCCACAAAGGCCACCGCTTCGTCCCCATCACTTCGTTCTTCTACGCCTATACCCTCAAATACCTCGTCACCCATAAAGACGGCGACGCCAAAACACTGACGATGCGCTGCATGAATTTTTTTCACATCTAAACCTTGTGTATCATCATATACCGCACCCCCTTATTTTACGCGGTGTCGCAGCTAAAACAATCATTCTCTGTCTTGTCTTTTTTCGTTATTCGTGGTCAAAATGTGGTCATGATAATGGCACAAAAATAAGCCCCGACGCTCGTATGAGTATCGGGGCTTTGGTGTATTCCTATTTACTTATCATTACGCCTCGGCGGCCGCCTTCTCCAAGACTACCTTCAAGACGTACAGGCCGATATTGATGGCGGCAGGTACGACGAACGCATCGCGGATCTTGCACCAACCCGTTTCGGCCGGAGCGTCGGTCTTGCACTCCTCGATAACACGATCCGCAGCGGCCTGCAGGAATTCAATGCCCTCCTTCGTCAGCCAGGTAACGAATTCACTTTTTAGATTCTTGCCCACAGCGTCAACCTGCAGCGCCTCAACAACGGAATCACGAACCTCAGTCTATTTGCTCATAATAAATTCCTCCTCAACTCGTTTTTAACTCGACTTAACTCATATTTAACTCAGCGCCAAAATGTCGTTGAGTTAAATTACTCAATTAAAGCGAACACTCGTAATCAGTTACGCCCCTTGCAATCGCACGGGCAAACTCGTCCTGCTTGTTTGCCAGCAGTTCCGCATCAGCAGCGTTATCGATAAACGCCATCTCTACGAGCACCGCTGTCATGTCCGTGTACTTGAGGACCAACAGCTGCGGCATCTCTCTGACGCCACGGTCGAGCGTGCCGAGCGAATCAACAATCTGATCCTGAATGCACTGCGCGAGCTTTGCACCAGCGCCTCCGCCATAGCACTCAACCTCAGTACCATGTGCAGACTCATTGAACGCATTGCAGTGAATCGACACAAACACATCTGCGCCCCACGCGTTGGCTGTTTCCGTAACCGTCAGTCCCTGTCTGTCGGCATGATCAGAACGGCCTACACCAGTCGGTGCGAGATTGTCGCTCTGCATCGACTGGCACTCACAGCCTGCAGCTTCCAGATAGCCTTTAACGAGCTCGGCGACGTTGGCGGCGACATCCGCCTCACGTAAACCCGTATCAGGGTTTACTGCGCCGCTGTCATATTTGCGATCGTGACCTGCATTGATAAAAACCTTCATACGAATCATCCTTTCTTATTAGGTCTGAAGCTCCGTGGATATGGACACATGTCAAAAAGGCTGTGCTCCATATTCTTCAGCGCTTCAGTATAAAATCCATAGCGTCTTGCCACATACGCAAAAGCAGCAAAGGCGTCATAAAGTTCCTTCCAGGCTAGTCCATTCATTTCCCCTCCGGTTTCTCCCGCGCTTTCTTTTGCTGGGTCAGTTGTTCAAGCGACTCGACAATCCTGGTCGGTATCGGCACGCCAGCTTTGGCGGCATTTTCCGTGATGCTGAGCCCCTCATTGGCGATGTAGAAATAAATAGCCATGGCGTATATTTCATTGGAATTCAGCGACACGCTGATTCCGTGCGCTACGGCTACAATCAAAAGGATAAATACCTTGCGGGCGATTCCCTTATATCCCCGCCTGCTGTCCAAAGCAAGATTCGGGTTGATGTAGGCCGCCAGCATTCCGCTGATGTAGTCGAGTGCAATCAGCGTGAGCAGGGTCTCAAGTGCGCTGTTCCATGCGCCAAACATAAAGGTAAACAACCCGCCCGCTATCCCTACAATTGTCCCCCATACTGCTTCCATGCGAACTGGTATCATTGATTTAAGCACCTCGTAAATTGCATTCACTTCCAAATAGCTCCTTCCTCAATTAGAATGATTTGCGAATCAATCAAATACATTCATCCGCGTTTACGGCCCCAATAGCATTGGCGGCAATGTCTCCCCGCTTTGTCGTATGCTGACGGGGATGCTTGCTGTCATACCATTCTTTCGCTCCCAGACGGCGTTTCTGGAGCGGGCTCGGTTTTCGGCGGTTTGTATTTAACGCACCCACGACGATCGCATACCCACTCCGGATTTTCTGCTGTGCCATCATTGCGTTGTTTGTGGCCACATCTGTTGCACCGTTTTGCTACTGCCATATTACTCACCTCCCTCTTCGATTGCCGCATAATCAGCGTCGTATTTGTCGTTGAGAGCTACCAGCTCAGTCTTGATTTCTGCTGCTAGCTCTTCGTCATCAATCATCATCGCGTCCGTATACTGCTGAGACAAGAACGTTTTATCTGCGTTATACTGTGCATCCAAAGCCGCTAACTGTTCTTCTTTACTCGGTACATAAGGTGGCGCAGATGAGGGCTTACCTGTCACGTTATCACGAATATAACCCGTGCCATTTGCTCCCTCCCCCATATTGCCGACGTAGTAATTCCATTCGGATTCATCAATTTCGATGAATCCTTCGTTAAGCATTTCTGCATAACGCTCGTTAGTTATCGTGTTATCCAGCGGGTACGATGCTATCCGCTGTCCAGATAAATTAAATTTTGTTAAATATTTCATTTTGCGCTCCTTTCGCATCCCTGGCTGCCAATGGATACGTTAAATTTGCTAACGGGTTCATTGTGCAGTGGGGAAATAATACCGCAGGTACGGGTACATCAACGACAGTAACATTTCCCATAGCATTTACAGATGCTTGTTATGCTGTTGTGCTTGGTGTGCATGGATCCGGCACAGGAAAGCCAGACATAACACGTTACAACATGTCTAGTGTTTCAAAGACTGGCTTTGTTCGTCCTCAGCCAGAAACAGGTTATGCTCTTTATTGGGTGGCAGTTGGGAAATAATTAGTGACCAATGGCAATCCAAAAGAATCCAGCTCGATCATGACCAGTTTTTACACCCGTTTTACTCAACGTATCGCTTGCTACATATCGTTCATCCCCGGCATTACCGTCTGCGGAGATACTGGATTTGACAAAACTAAACGCCGCAGTTGGAAAACTGATGGGAAACGTTATAGACGAATACCCTGTTGAGGTCTTTGTTACATTTCCCCACTGCACAATGAACCCGTTAGCAAATTTAACGTATCCATTGGCAGCCAGGGATGCTGCTGTAATACCGCCACTGCCGAGCTTAGCGAGCATAGCCGGTGTCATAAGCCCATTTGCCGAACTTGTAACTACTCCATACGTCGTATTAGGGGGCACTTGCCAAGTACCATCTTCGCGTAGATAATGTGTAGTACCAGCAGTTGTGCCGGGCTTGGGCACTAATCCTGCTGCTGCGCTAGCACCAGATTTCACGAAAGTGCTATATGTATGGTCTGGCGGCACTTGCCAAGTGCCATCTTCACGCAGGTATTTTGTTGTACCAGCAGTTGTTGATGGCGCTGGCACTAGCCCAGCTTTTGCGCCACTACCGGATTTTACAAAGTTGCTGTAAGTGGTATTGACTGTCGGCGGTGTATAGCCTAATGCGTTTATTACATCCGTTTTGGTCAGGGAAATCGTTCCATTATTATTCGTAATATTACTTCCTGTTTTTACGCCGCCCAGCACACTTGCGGATGCTGCAGGAAGAGTATATACATAAGATATCTTCTTTATAGTCCACTTTACCGAGCCATCGGTTATGGTCGCCCCAACCGTCGGAATTGAAATCTCAAGAGGTCCTGCTGATGTAGTACCAGGGGTTGAGCACTCCAAATACATTTTTGCCCCTAACCCAGGCAAGAATACTACATCATCTTCTTTATATGAGGTTGACTGCTGACGAATGAATTTTCCGTATATGTCTTTATGAGATTCGTAAGAGCCGTCATGGTCTGTCATATCCTCTACCGTTAGATATGCAGCGCTATCAACTTGAATTTGAACATCCGAAGCATTACCAGTAACAATGTAGACATCCATAATCTGGTCATCAATCGGGCGACTTTTATCGGGAATGAAGTCAACATAGTTACCGCCATTCGTGTAAGCGTACAATGTTTCGACGCCATCAGCTCCAGCCTTGGCAAATATGCCAACTTCACGGGCGAAAAAGCCCGCTTCCAACCCGCTATTGCCTACGGCAAAGCGAAGTTTTGCCTGGCCGTTATCCGTCGATCCCGAACTAAGTGGCACATTCATTTTGGGAGAGATGAGCGCCGTCAGTGTTGATATGCTCTGGCCTGTTGCCAGATTACCATCACCAAGTTCGACTTTTGTGAAAATCAAAGCCTTTCCCGAGGCAAGCGATTCTGCAAGTAAGTCTTGCCCGGCATTGGTAAGGGTTGTATTAGGATAATTACTCATTTACTGTTCCTCCAATCGTTATATGTTTATAGGTATAGACGAGACCCGCATGATAATTATTTACCGGATAATCTCCTGCGAGATGTGGGTCCTTACTTGCTTCAATGGTTGTTTTATGCGTAATCTGAACCATACATCCTAAATAAAGTTTCTGCTGAACGGATTTCGTGTTGCTGATATTGATGGTCAGATTGGCAGGGGCAATCACCCGAGCCAGCCGACGAACTGCTGCATTCTTCCCCATGGCCGTGGCCGCCAAATCCAGCCACTGTTCATATTCATCAGTGTTAAGCCGTTCCGTTACCTGTCCCTTTCCATAAATACCATCCAGCATATTTTGAAAGCTTCGGAAGGTATACGGCAAAGTAGAGTTGATTTTTGTGAGAATCCTCTTTTTCCTCGCATCCAGCGTATCCGTACGCAGGGAATGCAGGTTCAGCATATCCTCCCAACGGGTGGCGCCATCTTTATCGAGGTCATACACGAAGGTATTGGCCATCTGCTTGATAAGCGCTTGCCAGTTGAGCTTTAATTCCGGGTTAATTGCCCCGGCCAACGCCTTGAACTCCTTGGCATTGGCTAGGACATCGGGAAAATATCTCTCAATGCGCACTTCGCGTGGATTCAAGTCAAGCGCCATCTGTTACCCCCCCTCTCACTGCCAGCTCATCAACGCCCAGCGTAAGATTCTCCTCGGCCCCATTCAGCGTGGTGTGCTCGATATCGGTAATGCCGCTGATGGCCAGAATACGGGTTTCAACCTGTGATATTCTGACTACCAGCCCAGAATTGCTTACCTGGTCTGTCGTGGCTACCTGTGTATTCTGCCACGTAGTATTAAGCTCCTTAAAATAGTCATCAATAACCTTCTCAATAGATTCCTGGTAATCCTCAAAGGAACCAGCGGAGTAGGTCAAGTGGAGCCCGATATTGATGGCTGAGTTAACGGCCCCTGCCACAGTTACAACATGACCAATCGGGGCTATGCCAACGCCCTCCCCCTGATGCCCTTCCGGGTCAATAATATTCTGCGTGCTGCTGATAAATTCTGCGGTGGGCGGCTCGAACTCTGAGGTCATGAACACCACTTTGACCGTGCCGCCGCCATTCCAGACGGGATAAACTTTTACGCCGCCAATACCCTCAATGGCATTGACTTTCTCCCTGTAATCGGCGATATTACCGCCATACGCTTGGCTGTCAAAGCTTGCAAGGTATCTTGACCGGAAAACTTCTGTGTCCTCCTCATCCTCACCAGGGATTGTAACCTCCACGAGCTCCGCCGTCTGCAAACCTGCAATGTAATCAATGGGCAGCAGTGTCCCTGCCGGAACATTACCGACGACACCCGCAGTTTCACAACGCATCAGATAAGCCCCCGCCGTTACCTTCTCGATTACCACATAGTTCAAATCATCATAAGAGAATCTGGTATCTATAGGGATCTCTAAACTTTTCGGCGTAAAGACTGCCTTTACCACTGCGTAAGTTGCAGTATGAGGTGCCAGCCCGCGTTCCTTTGCCCGTTCGATAAGGTATTCCCTGTCTGCTGTATCGCCAAAAGTATTCCTCAAGAAGTAAGCACACATGGCATACAGCAGCATCACTTCAATGGAGGCAGGCGCGCAAGCATCGTGGATGATGCTGCCCTCGCGCTTGTCGAGATCTCCAGAGACCGTTGAGAGCATCCGTTTCAGGATAACTTCTTGCGTCTGGTCTTCATACATTTATATCGCCACCCCCTTCTGCATTTCAATTTCTCCATAAATCGACTGAATCTTGAACTTCGCAAGCACATCGCCACGCCTCCCCTGGGCGTTGGCCCGCACATAACTAATGTCGAAGTCAGTAACATCGTTGATGCGGTCATCCTGCACCAACGCCTCAGTGATCCGGCGCGGGATTTCGGACAGGACATACGGTATCGGCTTGCCAAACAAATCCTGCAGTTCCACGCCGTAATTCCAGCTGTATATTACATGCTTATATCGCTCTGTATTCAGTATCTTATATGCGGCCTGCTGCACGGCTGTCAACTTGTCCTCAATAGCCCCCAGCACCTGTTCATCAGCAATTCGCATTTTATAGGTCTTATTGGGCTGAATCTCAGCTGTTTCGATCGTAGTCCCAGTATCGCTTACACTGGTATCAGGTAATAGTGCCACAAAGCATCACCCCCATTGCCCGCTAAGATCCGTGTGATCGCGATTTCTTGAAACCACAAGAAAACTCTGTCCGCCGGCTTGCCGCAATAAAATAACGGTCTCCCCTACGTGAAGGCCGTTATAGACAGTAATGCGTTTTCGTCCCTTATAATCGTGATTGTGGCCGGCGAACTCCGCGTATCCGCCGCCTCCGGCTCTGTTCTCTGTGGTGTGGCTCACTTCGATGTCCACGTTGTAATCCCGAACTGCATCCGTAAGCTCCAGGAATTCCTCGGGCACAACGTCCTTCTGTTCAACACGAATCGTAAGCGGATCGACACCAATGACCTCACCAAGGCACCAATCAGCGGGGTCGCCTGCAGCAGTTGTCTGCTTTGTCATCCGCTGAAGGGTTTGCAGTAAATTTGCACCGCTCATCCAGTAATTATGTCTCCTTTCACTGTAAGATCCATCGTATGCAGGCCATTTTCAAATTTATGCTTTGCCGTTTCCACGATGACCTGCTTGGTAATTTTTACATCTCCAAGATTAAGGTCAACATAAAGCATAGAACCCGCACGAACCCGCAAATCACCGAAAGCCCCTCGGATGGACAGCGTCCTCTTCACCCGATTATGGAGCTTCAGCTTGGTATCGGCCATCTGGGCAAAGTTCATCGCCTTCTTGGGATTGACGGATTCCGTCAGCTGCAGAACGCCCCAGCGCTTGATATTGGCACTGTCTTTGGACATCCATACATCCCTTTTGCCGGTCTCCTTATTGTCGTAGTAGAGCTTTACCTGATTGTAGGTATCCTTATCAATATCCGATGTATAGGAGTAGTCCTGTGCAGTCTCAGCGTCGATGAGGATATCCACCTGCATATCCTGCAGGTCCTTAAGCTTCAGCTCCCCGAAGTCGTCAAAGAACGCATACAGCTTGCCGGTGTTCTCTGTCGTCATATCCAGCGTGGTCTGAATAATATCCATGAGCGTCTTATTGGCGCCACGGAATTTTGGGATAACATAACCGGTATCGGCCATGTCTCCCTTCTCTTTCCCCACCTTCAGCTGAAAATCATCAGCGATTTGCTGGATGATGTCGCTGGCTTTCTTGTTGACGAAGTTGTATATGTCCTTGTTCTTCAAGTACCTAATCTGGTCATAAGCAGTGACCGAGATAATACCATCCCTGCTCCGCTTCTTGATGAACACGTAACCATAAAAGAAATTGGTGCCACCAAAATTGGCCTGCACCTCATCGCCCTCATGGAAATTGAGCGTTTCATCCGCTAGTACATTAAAGGTGAGTTTCCCGGGGCTGCCCTTCCAAGTTAAATCCCAGGTTACTCCCTCCTGCACTGCTGGCCAGTAGTACTTATCGTTTTCCTTGTCATGGATAATCAACTGCATTTCCTGCTGCGTGGCAGAAACTGCAGCCCCCATGGACGGTTGTTGTGTGGACATGAAATCAGCCAAGGTGCATCACCGTCCCCGGAATCATCGTTGCGCAGGGGTTCGTTATCCCGTTGGCCCCCATCACCGCACGCCAGTCAAGAGAACCATTGGAAACGCCTTTGACCGCTTCCCAGATGGACTTCTCATTTCGGATCCGCATAGCCGCAGGGATTGTTTTTCCAATCGCGGGGCGGGTCTCTTTGACCGTCAAATGCTTCTTGCCGTCCTTATCCGTGGTAACCTCGCACTCTTTCGTGCCATAAGGCTTGTACTGCTTGAACTTCAAAGGGCAGGTAACATCGAGCCCGTCCTTGGCGTCCTCGTTAATGCTGTAATCTTCCAAGGTTACATACATATTAGTGTCAAAGAGCATCGAAAACGCTCCGGACATCCGGCAGATAACCAATTGCAGTGGGTATTGATTTTCTTTGGCCTGTTTGAACTTATCCAAGAAGTAGGATGCCTTCTTGAAGCTGAAACTGTTCCCCAGAAAACTGCTAGTCAGTGAGTCAACCAGCGAGGTATCATAATCGGCAAAAGGATAACTTTTATTGGGGAGCCGGGCATCAAAAGAAATCTCTGTTAGCCCCGGCTGTTTGATGATGTTCACTTCGCCCTCATTGATGAGGGCTACCGTCTTATTCTTTCCTTTGACCTTGATGGACATTTTTGCTGGCGGGATCGGCAGCATGACAGAATCTACGAAAAAGTAGTAGCTCATGTCGGATGCACCTCCTCAGCACCGGCCTTCATGGCCTCAATCAAGCTATCATTCAGATAAGTCATCATGCCGTCTACATCAACACCGCTAGAAATATTGTTATTGATGCCGCCCATGTCAATTTTGACCTCTGCTGTCGTGTAACGGTTGATGGCCTCCTGCGTGGCCATCTCACGCAGGTACTTCAAATCCTCTCCCTCAATATCCATGGCATCCGCCATGCGACCGGTGTTTCCTGCTGTATCCTTGGCCGCCTTACTGCCTTCATCCGGGACGCCTCCGCCAGTGCCGCCATAGGCAGCCCCCGGATAACCACCGACGCCTCCAGCAGAACCTGTCATATCCGGCATACTAACCGTGGGGATGTAGTCGTGGATGTCAAAGTTCTGAACAAAGTCACCAGCAGCTTTGCTCCATGCGCCTGCATCCGCACGATAGCTGATTTCTCCAACCTGCCCAATACTGGTACCGAACAGGCTATTTATTCCTTCAGCTGCCTTGTTAATCATCTTAATCAGGCCATTGATTTTATCAATCATGAAGTTTACAGCATTGGCAACTATGCCAGCCATTGTGCTAAAGGCACTTGCTAAAGCATTACGCAGGCTGTAAGTATGGAGCGACCATGCGGCAAATACGCCAATGGCCACAGCCACCAGGGCGATAACCACGCCAATGGGGTTCAAGGACATAACGATATTCAATAACATCCATGCACCACGCAGGCCATTAGTGACCATGGTCCATGCTGATGTCAGGGCAATGGCAATCGTTGTTCTGAGGTTGAGCAATGCCAGAATAGCCTCTTTGGCATATCCTGCGGCTACCATGCCCCATTCAACCAGCGTTGCCGCCGCAACGGAAAGCACATAGCCATCCACCAATAGGTTTGTTGCAATCCAGTAACCTGCATATATGGCGAGGCCTGCCATGCCGATTTCGAGAAACTCTTCCATGTACTGGCCCGCAATCTGGAAACCTGCACCAAGCCACGAGCCCACATAACTGCCGACCTCCCCGATTACACCAGCCAGCCACTGCATATTATTGATTAAGCCGCTGACGGCATTGGCCGCCACAACAAGACCAGCAACAACCAATTCCGAAAATCTTTGAGCACCGGGGCTGTTTGCCAGCTCGTTGATTTTTATCAAGGCAGGAGCAAAGGCTTTCTGCCCCGCATTTTCAATCTGCTGCCACCGCTGGCCCCAAGTTGTGCCCATAGATTGAAACTGGCTGTCAATTTCTCCCATATTCGTGAGGATTGCATTTTTCAGAATGTCTGCGGTAATTTCACCTTGACTAGAAATCTCTTTTAGCTTGCCAGGATCAATCTGCATATACTTGGCCACCATCTGCTCAATGAGCGGGGCCGCTTCGGCGATGGAACGGAATTCATCACCCTGCAATTTCCCAGAACCGAGTGCCTGCGTCAACTGGAGGAGCGCATCCTTCTGCTGCTCGATGCCAGTACCACCAATAACGAAAAGCTTCTGAATTCCTTCCATGAAAGGTACGACTTCCTTCGGATCGGGGAATGCTTTCTTGGCTGTCATGGCTATCTTGGATACCGAATCTGCCATTTGGTCATAACTGCCGCGGGCCCTTTGAGCGGAACTGTATATCAGTTCATTAAGCTCTGCAGCCTTTTGGGCGCCACCAGCCACCAAGCGCAGTCGGGCCATGATTCCCGCATAGGCATCACTGGCTTTTATCAAACGCCCCGGCAATTCTCCCAGTTGCGAAAGAACCGCCATAAACGCATTTGCCGCCACTGTGGCGATAGCAAACTGCCCGGCTACTCCCGACATAGCCTCACGTAGACCGCTAAAGGCTCCGCTTCCTGCTGTACGCAGTTTACCGCTTAGATTGGTAACCATACTGCCCAAACGGCCAACGGGGCCCATTGCCATTTCCACGCCGTTTGCTATACCCATGGACCCTTGCTCTGCCGCAGCTTCCATACGTGTTGCTGCACCTGCCGCACGATTGAACTGTCCAATGGTTTTGTCCACATTGCGGCCAATTTTGCCCAGCACCGGTGAAACACCATCTGCCAAAGATATAGCCTGCTGTATCGTAGCCATACACATCCTCCTTTCTATCATTTTGAGCAAAAGAATAAGCCCCCAACCGATGAGAGCTTATCTTTTACTTTTTCCGCCGTTTGGCCTTCTTGGCCTCTTCCTTATCCTTCTTCAGCTTGACAGCAATCGCCGCAAAGACGAAAGCACGCTCGGGTTCAGGAAGGCCAAAGAGCTTACTGGGCGGCCAATGGAACTTGTGGAGAGCATAATATGCGATATTCGCATAAAAGTCGTCTCCCTCGATTAGTTTTTTGCTTTCTTGATTTTCTCGTCCATGCCGATATCAAAGGAATTGGCCTGCATAACGGCGCTGAACAAATCCTGATATTCGCCAGGCGTAAGCATCTTCTTGACCAAATCAGCGGCGCCCACAGCACTATACGAGGATTGGAGCTGTTCGCTATTGAGATTCGGATACTTCACGCAGGCGCAGATAAGCTCTGCTGCATACGCTTCCTGGTCTACCCGCATACGAGTCTCGCGGGTGCCCGGAACAAACTGTTTACGTCTGCACCGGTTCGTAAGTGCCTCATTCTCATCATTCGTGATGGGAGAGATTTTCCAAGGCACCGGTTTTCCGCCGGACACAAAGCGGGGCGATGCCACATACTCAATCTCATCTGCTTTGATTGCATTTTCCAGCAGGAACGCCTGCAGATTTTCTTCAGCCATTTATATATCCTCCTTAAACCGACATGCCATCCAACTGGGCGAACTGCTCCGGCTGTTCGATATCTTCAAAGGTAAAGTCGATATCCTGTTCCAGCCATTCACCATCAGCATCGTAATTAGCTACCACGGCACTGTCAATGTTGCAGTCCTTCAAAATGGTTGTCTGTCGCCCTGCTGCTGAGGTCGGATCATTATTGGTTATTTGCATATCGAAATAGGTATCCTCGCCCGTGCTCTTGAGTTTGAGCAGCATCTTATCAAAGAGTGCCGTATTCTTATAGATGGTCATGGAGCCAGTACCGTTAACACTTACAGTTTTATGCCCTTTGGTCATGCGCCCCAGGATAGCCACATCCTGTTTATCTTTTTCCATCTTGGCTTCAAGATTTTTTGCCTGGAACAGCAAATAGCGGTTGCCATCAATCGTTACAAACGCACTTGCCATTTTGGCGGCAACAACATCTTTTGCCTGCATCGTGCGGATTGCATCAATAGCCATGTATGATTCTCCTTTCTAAGTAAAAGGACGAGGTTGCCCTCGCCCAATAATCCAATTATCACGCGACCCGAACAGTGAGATAGAGTTTTTCCATGCAGCAAGTCGGCTGTACAGCATAGTCCGACATAACTGAAGTCTTGGCTTCGCCCTGTGTCGGGATAGGGACATCCTTCGGATCGAAGTTCTGAATGGCACGGACACGCTGATACTCTTTGTGAAGTGCCACAATATCGCCCCAGAGCCCCACACGACCGTTTGGGTCATTCTGTTCCTTGCCCATATATGTTTTGTTGAACAGACGAGCCATATCAATGGCAATCTGATCCAGCACACGGATAACCTGATTGAGAGAGAAGTCCTGGTTTTTCTTCTTCGAAAAGCTCGTGAAGGTGTTGATATCTTCAAGGATATTGACATCCCCCACCACATCGCCAGATACGGAATCAGCCACATTGTGGAACATCAGCATACCCGACGTAATGGCCTGCTCCAGTTCCGTCTGCTTGTACTTCGTATTGATGGTGTACTCACCATCATACGTCTTATTGGTGCAAGAGGCGTTAACTGCACAGGAGGCCTCAGCACCAGTCAGCCAGTAAACCGCAGAGCCAGGCAGCGCACCCGCATCCTTGACGGCGTTCTTGAGGGAGATAACGCCCTCATAGTCCACATTCTCACGACCATAGATAATCAGCTGGAACTTAGCGCCCGAGCTGTCACGCATGCGCTTCGTGAACTGGATAAGGAGCTGCTGAATCGTGCTGTCACTGCCTGCATACCCCATGGTATTGAAGTAATACGGCTCAATAGCATCGATGTATTCCTGATACTGCAGACCGGTAATCGAATCGCCATTGGAACCGCCCGAAAGGGTTACCCCTGCAGTAAGCTCCAAATCCTCCGTGCGGATCCAGTCAACATAATCGTTATCGGCAACATCATCCCAGGTACTGACGCTCTTCTGCTCATCCACCTTTGCGTTGGTACCGTCAACCACCATATAGGTTACGACATCGACTTTTGTGGGGTCATCTACGTTAGCCGTTACTGCCACCGTGATATCATTGCCGCGGATGCCCGGGTATTTGGCTCTTGCAATCGAGCCGGCCGCCTTCACAGCGCCATTATCCAAACGCCAGAAATACCCGGTCTTAAGGTTGAGGAACAAATCCCGAAGCGGTTTCAGCTCATCCGCCGTGTAGTCATAGCCAAAGTAGGCAATACTATTCTCCTGGAAGTTCTCTGCTGTTACCGTGAATACCTCCCCAACAGGGCCCCAGTCGAGCTCCAGAGGCATCGTGCCATAGCCCCGGTCAGAAATGTCCGAGGTTGCGCGAGCTTGGGAAACGAAATTGATATAAGTGCCCGGCAGTTTCTTATTCTGAAACAGCCAATTGCCGCCACCAAGTGCCATTCAAATCACTCCTTCCCATTTACCTTTTCAACAACTTTTGTCGTTTTGAACTTATCAATGGTGGCGTCCGCCTCTGCCATCGTATACTGCTTGTCATACTCCAAGGCAATCATCAGCACATCGCGCCAAGCACGATATTTCTTGGAATTGGCCAGCGCCTCCTTCGTATAGGTGGCTTCGGCCGCTTTCTTTTTATCTGCCATACTGTTCACTCCTTCAAATGGCCAGTCTGTATAAGGGTTTCCATGTATTCTTCCCGGTCGAGGACCTTGAACACAAAGAAATCATAATCAATGAAGAAATGCAGGACACCGTCCTGTACCTCATAATGGATACCAGTACCACGGGTAAGATTGTCGCCGATATGGATATATTCCAGTGCCATGGATAAGGTATCTGCCACCTCCGCAAGCTCGCGGGCAATTTTTTCCCGTTCTTCCGGATGGTACTCAATATCGAGACTGTATACTCTTCGGTATCGGTTTCGAATAACCAAATCCTGTGATACCGTCAATATCCGAATGAAAAAGCAGGGCTCGCTGAGCTCCTGCTTCTCTTCATCCACATATACTGTTGTTTCACTTCCGAAGGTATCCCGCAATTTCTGAATGATACCCGTGATTATATCATTGCCCATCGAATACCTCCCGTAAAAACTTATTCAGCTTCCGCTGCAGGATAGCTGGCGCCTGCGCACTAAGCTCTTTAGCGCTCTTGGTCATCATGAACTGACCGCGAACCCAGCTTTTCTTTAGCTTCTTGCCAAGCACCGGCACAAACCTGCCGCTCTGCTGCCGATGGCCATACTCCACATACGAGGCATAGGACACCGGATTCTTTACCACGATGATGTAATAGTTCCCCTGATGGGAAACATGTATCGTTCGTGAAAACTGCATGGGGTTGGTCTGCCCGCCGCTTTTGGCCGCTCCCTCGCTCGTTGCTGTCCAGCCCCGGCGAAGTGTGCCGCCATTGGTGAGCCTCTTGAGCTTAGGCTTGCCGTTCTTGCCCTTGGCATAAGTGCCATCGTTATTGCGGACAGCTTCAAATACGCCATTACCGACCGGTGTACGCTTGATGACTTTGGTCAAGAAGCGGGCGGCCATCTCCCTGCAGGAGCTCTCAAAAAACTGCTGCTTTTGTGGCCCTGTCAGCGCCTCATTGATTCTGGCCCTGAGCATTTCCAGTCCGCTATTATCTACCTTTGCCATCACGCATACTCCTCTGCCAGCTTTAGGGCAATTTCCTGATGTGTGGCATACACCTTAGCAGGGCCGCTGTTTTCATAGTTCGTGGTAACCCCGCATTGCGTAACCGTGATATAGCACCCCGGAGGAATAGCCACATCCGGCGCAAGGAAAAGCGTTATTCCCTGTTCAATCGTATCAGCCGTAACAGAATCGGCTGCCGCTGGTGCCCGGTCATAGGACAATCGGCAAGGAGCCTCTTCAAGATAAACGGTTCGCTCCTTGATATCCTCCCCTGTGGCGGCCCTCGTCTGCTCATAACGATAAATTGTGCAGGTTCCATCGTAACAGCTCTCCAACAGGCCTCGGGCGCGCCTCAGCGCACTTTCATATTTGCCCATTGGTTACCACCTCAGCCTTCTATACTGGTTCAACTGCGGAATATAATTCTTTAGCAGGGAGGCCGCAAAGGTTGCCTCGTACTTGGTAGAGCCGAAGTTTACCTGCGTATCGCCTTCCTTGATGGAAGTTACGTTTCCGCCCGCTCCATCCGCATCGCCAACACCCTCATTGCGATAAAGGTCCATGGCCATGCGGTAGGCCGTGTTCTTTAAGCCGTTGGGCAGTTCGTCAAGGTTGCAGTAGTTCAGAATAACTTCCTGCACATCATCCAGTACGAACGTGAGAATGGCATCCTGCGATGTATCCGATACCGCCAGCCCTAATAGCGACTTTAGCGCTTCAAGTTCAAGTGTCACCATTTACCCACCTCCTAAAAAATGGGCATAAGAAAACCGCCTGACTGCTCAGACGGTTCACATACCCATAAACTTTGCAATGAACGACGGGATTGTAGAAATCAATCCCTGTTCAGCCATATTTTTCATTTTCTGCATCAGCGAATTTTCTACCAGATAGCTGATTCCCGTAGGCGTAATCGCGAAACGACGAGTGTACTTTATCCCTGGCCAGTCCCTGCCGGGAATAGCCACTAAAGATGCACCCTCAACAAGGCCATCCTCCAGCAGATGTATTAGAATGTAATCCCAATACCGCTCGTTGATATTCTTGTCAACGCGGAATTTGTCCAGCGCATCTATATTCGGGAATTGGCCTTCCTTCAAGCACTCGTACAGGTAGCTTAGCAATTGATAGACAATCACATGATAATCATTGGCTGCCATGGTTTACCTCCCCAAGAATACGCATAATAAAAGCACCTGCAAATCCGCAGATGCTATAATTCAAACTTTGAGAGTCCCTTGGCAGGCGTGCCATTCCCCTGCATCTACTCGAAGTTACCTTCTGTCTTGCCAGCGGCGTGTAGTCGACACGAAATCTACTACCTCAAGAGACCCTCTTCAGCTACTTTCATTATAGCTATTATTCGGCCTCGTGTAAAGTTTTTTCTTGTTTCTGATATATTTCCTCGCTTTTTTATCACTTATTTTCATAAAGGTTATGATAGAATTTGAATAATTATCAGGGTCATCAGATGTTGCCAAACGCAAGATAATATTGAAATTTTCATTCTTCGTCCTAAATGTTTTTAACAGAAAGGCCGTATTTGGCAAATTAGCCTCAAAGATATAATCTGGCGCGGCAACAATTAATGGGAAGTATTGCATAAATCTTTCATAGTCCTTTGGGTGGTGATCCTTAATATGCTGAATTCTTTCATCAGTTATAATGACATCGTCTGTCCTTATATCCTTTGTCACACACTCATATAGCGACTTATCCAATTTTCCTACATAATGCACATCTGACACTTTCGACACCCCTCTATTGCTACCACGGGGTATTATATCATTTATCAAGCTATTCTGGCTAGATGTCCGGTTTGAGAACTTCTTCTCCCATTCGGGATAAGTCATATCCGCTGGCACCATGACACGCTTCCCGGTATCCGGGTCACGCGCTGCACGCTTATCCATCGACTTAAAAGCAACTGACTGCCGTCCGATTTCTGTTTTCGGCAACTTAAAGTATTTGTCGATAACCTCCAATACCTGCTTGGAATAGGTATAGTCCTTTCCAAAGCCCAGAGTTTGAAGGCCCATTTCTGCGCATTTTGCGTGTGCAAAAGCCTCAGCCATAAATTCATCCAGATAATTCTTATCTGGATTATCAGCATACGCACTAATGGAGATATTTGGATTCTTTGCTCTAGCTTTTCGGTAGGCGGTTCGTATCTTCCGAATCTCATTCCAAAACAGATGATTATCAGTAAGGCCAAATTTATCCGCCTTTTCCACAGCCAAGGTATGCGCAAACTCATGCACCACAACATCATCGAGAGTAGAAGATAGTCTCATTGACGAGGATGTTATATCAACCTCGCCTGAACCAGACTGGATAGTTTTCCTGTCTGCCTTGTGCTCCACCGTCTTTAATTTGGTCTTATACTCCGATGATAGTTTGCCAAGAAGCAGTTTGGTTTTGTCCCAATTGGCTCCATCCATATTCTTGAATTGAATATCTGTCTTTGTGAGCTCTGCTTTCTCATCATCCCCAAAGTAAGGCACGATGCAGGACCGGCACCAACAGTGCATAGGCGGTGCATTGGTTCCAGGCTTATAGTCCTTCACCTTGTACACCTTGCCATCATGTGCACGGCAGATCTCCGATGTTTTACGGTCAAGGGTGGCCACAAACTCGTATTCCTCAACATCAAGGTCAGCAAAACAATCCCGCTGGGCTTTTCCGCTGATGAAAGCGCTCTCCGTCATAACAAGGCGGGCGGCTGCAGATTTTGCGGCATTCATCCGCTTGGCGATGTTCTTGACCGCCGTATCGAGCTTATCGCCACGAGTAACGGCGTTCTGCATCTCCTGCTGGAGCGTGCTTACCAGTTTATCCTTATCCCGCCACAACCTGTCGGAGAAGTTCTTTCCATCAGCGACCCAGGGATTTTTTACGATGGTATCAATACGCTGAGGATTAACCGCAGACAAATCATAATGGACATCCATGCCGGTATCTATCGTAAAGGCACTCCTGCGGAAGCCCTCGGTGTAGATATCCTTCATGAGCTTATCCAGCCCATCCACCTGATTACCGTAAAGCACCTCAAGCTGTTGCTGGAGTTGTAGCTTTATAGCCTCGAACCGGGTGATATGTACCTTTGCGGATGCGTTTTCGAGTTGTTTTTTCCACTTGTCGGTGTAATTGCTCTCACGCCCTCTTTTTATGTACTCTTCCACAGTCCAGTGAAACTCTTTCAGCTCATCCCGCGAGAGCAGCTTGCGCGCATTGGCGGCCGAGATTTCATTGTTATCGCCCAGACGCTGATACCAGCGGGCAATTTCCTTTTCAATCTCCGCCATGGCCAGTTGGAACTGCCGCTCAACCTCATCGGCGTTATACCGTTCGCCCTTTTGCAAAAGCGCCGCTTCAAGTTCTTCAAACCGGCGCTGCCAATAAGCAGAACTTTTCATGCGGCGCTCCTTTCATCAGCCGATCTTGTGCTTGAACGCGACCATGCGGATTGCCTTCGGCTCGTAAACACGCTCCCAGTTCTGGGCGTTGGCCAACTCCGAACGGCTCACAGTTTCCGTGTTGGCACGAACAGCGTTCGTGAACTTGATTCCGCGCGGATGCAGGATGAACGTCTTGCGGTTGATGAGGTAATCAACGCCGGAGCCCTTACGTTTATCACGGTCAATTTCCGTCGGTACAAATCCCGTTGGGGAGCCGTTACCGTAGGCAATAGCACCGTTACCGAACAGGTAGGTGGTGTATACGCCGTTTGCTACCGGGCAGCCATCATCAACGATGACACGGCGGCCCTGATACGTCTCAAATTCAACATCCGTGGAGTCACGCTCGAACTGGATGAGGTTCTGCTTCTTGAGGTATGCCTTGGTTGCAGAGTGCATAGCTACTGCGGTCAGCTGGCTCTGAGCATCGCCCAGGAGCTGGCAGGCATCGATGAAAGCAGAAGCGGAAATCTTGGCCGCGTCGCCCGTTTTGCCGGAGATATCGAGGATATGGTCTTCCAGCGGGGTTACCGTGGTGCCATCAGCAGTGTAGCTGCCAAAGACGCCATTCAGCTCGTTGACGAGCTCCTTCTGCATGTCACGGGCCCAGAAACCAGCAACGAGAGAGCCGATAGCAGCCATCGGATCACTGCCAGCCAGTGCTGCAGAAAGGTCGGTGGCGCTCCATGACTTCGCACGGCGAATGGTCGTGGAGACATCCTTTTTGCTTGTGATCTTTGCGGCGGTGAGGTCGGCACCTTCCACCACGTTCTCGGAATCACCAGTCAGATCCTCAAAGAACGGCATGTTATGCACCGGGGCCGCTTCACTTGCGAGGCGGTCAAACTCCGGAGAGTGCGCGATAATGCCACTCTGGAACAATGCGGAAAGCTCCATGGTTTTCTGCACCGTGTACGGCGTAAACAGTTCTGGGACGATAACGTCTGCTAAAGTAGTTCCCATAATTCAATTCCTCCTTAAATCTTCACTCCCGCCTCGGCAGCCAATGCGCGCGCCTGCTCGGGGTTATCTCTAAGCAACTTGCCCTGCTCCGTCAAGTTGAAGCTCTCCTTCTTGAACGGATTTGCAGCGGGCGGCTGACCCGCCCCGCCATTGGGCTGATAGTTCGGTTTGCCGATGGTGGCCTTAAAAAGAAAACCTTTATCCTTTTTGAGGGCTTCCACCTGCTCGGTTAATCCAGCGACTTTTCCATCTTCGCCTAAGATGAGTTTGTCCTTGTCAATAAGGCCCGTTACGATATCGGCGTCCTGGGCGCTGTCACCAATCGCCAGCTTGATGGCCGTGTCAATCTTCAAGGCTTTGGCCTGCGCCTCGAAATCGGCCTTCTGCTGCTTGTTGGCGGCCTGCAGTTCCTCAATCTGTTTCTTGAGGCCTTCATTATCGCCCACGTTTTTCTTGAGGGATCCAAGCTGCTTGTCACGTTCTGCCAGCTGGTCAGTCAGTGCTTTTTTGCTCTCGTTCACCTCGTTGAACCGACTCTTGGGGACGAATTCGCCATCGAGGAAGTTCTTCACAGCCTGTTCAGCTTCGCCCATCTTGTCGTCGGCAACACCGATATTTTTCAGTAACTCGTGAATGTTCATTGGTCAATCTCTCCTATCCGGTTTTTACGGTGGTAACCTGCCACCATAAGGAACGGTTATTTCTTGCCCTTGGATTTCTCTGCCTTGGGTACTTCGAACGGCTTACCATCAACCAGGCATTTCTGCACCAGCTGGATAACGCCGTTCTCGTTGGAATTCTCCATCACTGCGGAAATCGGGAAATCCTGCCCGAATTTCTCAGCATACAGACACAACAGCTCATACATCCTCATCACCTCCCGACGTTTTATTCTTATCAAGGGGCGACTGGAAAGCGCTGTTATAAGCATCCTGCGCCGCCTCGATATCCTCTTTTTCCTGATCAAGCTGTTTTTCTTCTGCCTCGACATCCTCAACGAAGGGATGATTCTTGAGGATGGTCTTATTTGAGATAATCCCCACAGACTTGCTGCAGATTTCAGCCAGCTCGGAATCATTGCGGATGCTGGTTCTCGTCCATGTCTGAACGATTGAATTTACCTGCGCCCCCTTGGCCTTTGCAATAGCTCTGACAAGCTCACCAAAACCGATACGGAACTCAGTTTCCATAAGCCCCGCCTTGAGTTCCAGTAAAGCATATAGGAACTTCATCGCCTCACCACTGGCATGGTCGATTCCCTGCTGCTGGGGGTCAACGCCCTGGCCCATATCAAAGATCGCCTTGCGGGTAATCTCCAGAAGCTTGTCCCGGGCATCTACCGGGATATCAATGTTCAGCGTAGACACGCCGCTCTTGTCCCCATCTCCTGCGGAGTCAACCTGTATGGCCTTGTAGTATTTCAGGTCACTCAGGAATTCCTGCAGATTCTGACCGCCGTAGTTTGTGAGCACAAAAATAACCTCTTGGATATCCTCGAGGTCATCCACAAAGCCGCTGAAGGTCTTATCATACGAATCGATAAGTGCTTTTACCTCATCGAGGTCGCGACTGGCTGTGTTATTGTTGAAGAACGGAATGAACGGTACACGGCCGTAGTCGTGGCGGATCTGATTATCGGCATCCGACAATCCCGCCAGATAAAAGTCCGTAAACATCGGATAAGTCGTAAGGCCGGTAATCACATCATCGCCCGAACGCTTACGGAAGGTCTCGCACTCCGTCTCCGTCCAGTATTCGTAGATGTCCCATTCATCCCCGGCATCATCGAAATCCTTATAGACCCGAAGCACCGCCAGCAGTTCTTTGTCAAGCTTGCGACTCCATACCGGGATAATCTCATAGCTCGGCACGACACCATACTGGAAGCCCTTGCTGTCATCCATCCAATAATGCAACCAGGCCACACCTGCATTACAGGCATTGACGCACAAGTCTTTGCATTTGCGGGCGTAGGAATCGCCCAGCGTTTCCGTGATGGCCTTATTGGCAGCATCGTCCCCAACATCAAACAGCGGAGGCGCCGTAAACATGTAGCCTGCCTTCTGATTGACCAGGAGCTTGTAAAAGCTGAAGGGGATCTTATTGTCAGCCTGGCGCAGCGGATTGGCATCGTCCATCGTTTTCGGTGTCGATGTATCCTGCCGACGCGGCTTACGGTATAAAATGTCGTTCTTGACCTCATAGTACCGCTGGCCCTCTGCCGCCCGAGCAATAAAATCAGAATGCCCCTGCGTATATTTCGTAATCAGCTTCTTGGCTGTTGCTAAATCCATAATCTCACCCCCTTACTTGAAGATACGAAGGCCGCCCGCTCTCATGAGCTCACTGCAGCCATATCGGCAAGCATCGATTGCATGATTGTTCTCGTCGGGATAAGCGGAAACAAATTGCCCCTGTCGGTTCCGCTGGTACTCATAGGTCACGAACTCGCGGTAGGCATTGGGGCATCTACGCTTATCAATATAGATTTTTGCCCGATCCTGCAGCCACTTGATACCATGTTCCACAGAATCGCGGCCTTTGCGGGCTCCTGTGATGCGCAGGCCGTAATCCCGCATCTCTGCAATGGATTTCGGCTCAGCAGAATCCGCAATAAGGCGGTCGTTCTTAACTCTCGGTTTAAGCATCTCAGCCGCCATACTGTTTTTTAGTTTCTGCTGGTAAATCTCATCGAAGATATACAGCTCTTCCCGCTTGGCATCGTAATGCATCCCTACGTACGCCAGCGGGTCCATAGAGAAGCCGAAGTCAAGGCCATGGTATAAATGGTCAAAGGCGGCAATATCATCGTCAGATAGGCGTTTATCCTCCACATTGTCAAACACTGCGCCGCCGGTGCCGGTGACTTCCCCCAGATATTCATGCCGATAAGCCTGTTCATTCTTCTCCTTCAGGCGGGCGGCATCGTTAAAGAACTGCTCGCCTAACCATTCCTCCGGCACCGTCTGATAAGTGGAGTGATGCACAAGCCTTGTGTCATCGTCCAGCAACTGCTCCTCATTTACCCAGGAATTTTGACTCTTGGGCGGGTTGAAGGAACAGAACTCCCAATATTTAGGGCCGCCACGTAAAAGCGACTGATTGAGGTTTCGTATTTCCTCCATGCCGCTGAACTGGTCAAGCTCCTCCAGCCAAACTATCCCAATGTAGCCAAAGGGCAATTTGATGGACTTGATTTTCTGCGGGTCATCACAGCCAAAGAACAGGATTTTCTGACCTGTCGCTTTGTAGGTGATTTCATGCGGACTGGTCTTGTACTTGAATTTGTCGATAAGCCCCAGCTGTTCGATTCCCCATTGCACCTGCGGATATACGCTGTTTTTGATGGTGTTGCCGACCTTGCGGAGCACCACCGCATGACACTCGGGATTTCGGATTAAAAGCTGGGGAATCTCGGTACTCACGAATGAGGATTTGGTAGAACCGCGGCCGCCCTTCATCCAGTAATAAGTATGGCCATGCCGTTTGATATCCTGATGCACGCCCCAGAACGATCGGGCCACAATATTACTCAGCCTTATCGTCGTCATCCGTGTCATCCTCCTTACTCATCAATAAACTCAATCCCATTTTCGTGAATCTCAGCATTCAAGCCCTCTAAATTAATCTCCTGCCCACCTGGGCTCAAAAATGCTGCCACCCATTTACCTGTACGCCTTTCCTTCACTGCCGTTCCCCAGAAATAGGTGTGCACCTCCCACTGAAAAAGGCTAACCACTTTCTGCATCATACTTCCTCCAGTGATATAATTGACTATTGGAAGGAGGTGATTACTATGCCGAATCAGCATGTTGTTCCGCATGGAAATGGTTGGGCGGTTAAAGGCGAGGGTAACAGTCGCGCCACCGCCATTACCAACACCAAGCAAGAAGCTATCGACAGAGCCCGCGAAATTGCCCAAAACCAGGGCACCAAATTAGTCATTCACAATCGCAATGGCCAGATTAGCCAAAAAGATTCTCATGGGCGCGATCCATACCTGCCGCAAGGATAATCCTATCTAACACATTTCCACAAAAAGGCTGTGCTACTAAGCGCGGCCTTTTATTGTGCCTCGTCATCCGTGTCGTCCTCCCTCAAATCATCAACAATCTGCACCGACTCTACGCCGTTCGCTTTCTCCAAGCTTTCCAGTTCGGAGGCAAGGCGCTTAATGCGGGCCTTTTGTTCTGCCACATCCATCTGACGCGGGAAGCGCTTGAGAAGCTGCTGGGCGGCGTTGAGCCTGTCCTTCGAAGAAATCCTTGTCTCGATGATCCGGGCTTCGCTGCAACCGTCGCCAGTGCCCTCGATGACAACGTTCTCATCCGTAACTTCACCGCGCAGTGCTGATGTGAGGAACTCCAGAACCTCGGCTGCATTTGCGATCCGCTTGCTCTCGATTTCCTTGAGCCGGGCCTCGATAGCCTGCTGGATTGCAGGTTTCTGCATATTTTCCTGCCCGCTTCGAAATGCTGTTTTAGGGCTATATCCAGCCCTTCTTGCCGCTTCGCTTGCGTTGCCTGTCTCAATATATGCATCAACGAACCGCTTCTGCTTTTCTGTCAATTTGGTCACATCATCACCACGCTCCCCTGTAAAATCCCAATAGAAAAGACCACCATGCTGCCGGTGGTCTTTTCTATGACTCAGTGTGTATTTTAGAATTAGGAGGTTCCTTGCAAAAACCTTACGGTAATACTATAACACGGTTTTTGTCTATAAAACGGTTACCGTTTTTTAATTATTTTAGTCGCAGGTGAATTTCTACGATGCATTCAAGAATTTGTTGCCACCACAACCGAACTGTTTTATCACTCATCCATCCATTTACGTTGATGAACCTACGTTCAATTTCCTCGCTATATCGGCGCTGGGTGTAGAGCACCCAGCCATGTCTTCCACGACCTCCTGCGTTATGTCTTTCGGCCTCCTGCCGGCAGGCAATGAATATGCGTTTGCGTTCACCAAATGTCCTGAGTGCAATCCCGACCGCTCGCAGCCATAGATATTCTGGATGCTCAGCATCGTACTCAGCAGATTTGATTGCCGCCGATTCCACTGGATGCCCTGGCAGATTGCTTTTCCCGCCACCTGTGTTCGTATCTACTGGCGGACGGCCGCTCTCCATCCACTCTGCCTTTTGCCTGTCATAGCGCTCCTGTATGTCCTCATATTGAAGGATATATCCCTCGGCGACCTTACGATCCTCTCTCATACCCTCAACAATATCCTGCTCGTTATTCTCCATCAGCACTCTCCTTCGTTTCAAGTTCCTCTTTTGCCTCTTGGAACGCTATAAGTTTATCCAGATACCAACGGGCCCTTTTTCAGCGACTCAGCCCCGCCCTTTTCCTTATACCGGCAGATATACTTGAGGATATTACCCCGATAATACTCATCCACGCCGGCGCCACAAACTGCTCCGATGAAGTCGATAGTTTCCCCGCCTCCCGGCAGTTCGTAATCCTTCGGGTGATTCACGTTATCAATGACACTCATCTTTTACCTCCCCCTAATCTTTCCGCGATTATGCGCATTCGCCACCTCTTCAAACATGGCAAGCGTTTTGTCCAATACCATAAGTTCATCCTTTTACGCTCTCGACGTTCAATTGCAGCCTGTCTAACTGATAGCATCATAAATCCTTCTTTCCCAATCTTCGATCTCACGGTTCAAAATTCGTGCACCGATAAAGAACGCAATGACAATGGCCCCCAGAAGAGCTCCTGCCATAAACGATACTACCGTCCAAATCATTTCTTATGCCTCGCTTTCTTCCGCTCAGCTTCCACGAACGCTTGGAACTTCTCCTCCCGTGCCAGCATTTCGCGGTGCCGGCGTTCACGGCTCAATATGTGTCGGACAGGCTGCACACGCCTTGGCAAACTGGCCAAGTCATCGATTATCGTCTGGATCATCGAATTCCTCACTTTCCATACAGCCAAGTGCGTACACGCAGCACTGGCGGACAAAATCATTGGTAGATACCCCATACTTCTGTGCAGTCTTTTCAAGTTGTTCCAGCAGAGGCGTCGGCAACCGGAAGGTCTTGGTCTTCATTGGCGGCTGCCGTTTGACGGTAAATGTACTCATGCTATCGCCCTCTTTCTTTTCGGCAGCAGCGTTTCCTGGATTTCATCCTGGGTCATTTCCCCTTTCGACAAGGACTCGGACAAATCAGCAGCTCTTCGGTAAATACGATCCAGCAGTTTTCCTTTGTACCCGAATTCATCCATCAGCGCCAGCAGGAATACGGCAGACAGGTCGTTTACTACCTGCCGACGCAGGCTTTTATCGCGCTCCTCAATAGGCATATCCGATTTCGTAATGTCCATTTTCGCCTCTTCATGCAGCAGGCCTTCCATTTCATGTGTGCTGACAAGATCGGCTTTCAAAGCCGCAAGATATCTGGACATCTTTTTGTGCAGCTGTTCCCTTCGGCCAGCACCGAACTTCATGACGTCATGGGCTGCTGCATCAAAGATAAGCATCAGATTCGAATAGGCATCATTAAGGACCGCACGGTCCCAAAGGATCTGCTTGGTAGTGGCGTGCCATTCTACGCGGCGGGCCTGTTCGCCTTTGCGGGCAGAATACTCTGCGGTATTACGGAAACGCTGTTCCTTCTTGCGGTTCATCTTGCGGAAGAATCCCATCTCACTCATCTCCTTGCTGATCCAGACGGTAGTGCCGTACGTAGTTCTTGCTGTTTATGTTGTCGACCCCTGCGGTTGTCTCATCCTCGGTAAATTCCATGGCGATAAAGCTCTTGGTACAAGTCATAAGGTCCAGCGCCTCAAACAGCACCTCGGCCCGGTTCTTCGCCGTCGGATCATTCCGATAGATGGCCAGTGCCTTGACCAGTTCCTCAAACTCACAGCCGATGTGCTCCAGCTGTTTTTCCATTGTTTCCTCGGGCTTACAAACTTTCAAATGCATTCTATTTTCCTCCATACTCTCGAATCTTCGCTTTAACTGCTGCAAGCAGGGCATCCTGCCCGGCGGCTTTACTTTGCAGGGCCTTCATTACCTGTTCGTCGATGGTTCCCTTTGTAACCAAGTGGTTGATAATCACCGGCTTATCCTGCCCCTGACGGTACAGTCTCGCATTGGCCTGCTGATACTGTTCCAATGACCATGTCAGCCCAAACCATACAATGATATTGCCGCCCGCCTGCAGATTTAATCCATAAGCGCAGGATGCAGGGTGAGCAAGCAGCATCGGGATTTCCCCTCGGTTCCATTCCTGCATCTCGACGGCCCCCGTCAAGAGTTTCGCTTCCGGAAAGTTATGCTGCAGTTTCTCAAGGTCATGCTTATAAGCATAAAATACCAAAATGGGCTTTCCCTCATTGGCCTCCACAATTTCAGCCAGCTTATCAATCTTGGCATCATGGACATCAACGATATTCCCATCGTCGGTATAAATACTGCCGTTGGCCAGCTGCAGGAGTTTATTACTAAGAGTCGCTGCAGTCATGGCGGTAATTTCATCATCAGTTCCAAGACCGAGAACCAGATCTTTCTCCATGGACTTGTAAATCTTCTGCGCCTTGGAATCCATTTCCACGCGAATGACATTATCAATCCTTGGCGGCAGTTTCAGATAATCCCCGGCTTTCAGGCTCATAACCTCCGGCGCAATAGCGTCATAGATTTCCTGCTCTGCCTTATCATCACGCAGTCGGTAACTGTAGACGATATAGCCATTGGTCTGGGCCGGTCTGAAATACCGGGTACGGTAAGAAGTGATGGTTTTGCCAAGTGCCTCTCCGCCGTCCAGCAGATAGATCTGACTCCAGATATCCATCAGCGTGTTTGGCGCTGGCGTTCCTGTCAACAGCACCACCCGGTCAAAGCAGGTTCGCGCCCTTCGCAGGGCCTTGAACCGCTTCGCCTGTGGATTCTTGAAACTCGATGACTCATCCAGCACCAGCATATCGAAAGGCAGCTGGTACCGGTAATACTCACAGAGCCATGTGACACTGTCACGGCTAATAACATAACAGTCTGCATCCTGCTTCAGCGCCTTGATGCGCTGGCTTGGAGTTCCCAGCACTGTCGAAAATCTCAAATGAAGGTGCTGCCACTTCTTCGCCTCATCCTGCCATGTTGACTCTGCCACCGTCCTTGGTGCCACAATCAGCACCCGCTGGATGGCGAACATGTCATAAATCAGATCCTGTATGGCCGTCAAAGTGATGATGGTCTTGCCTAACCGAGGCCCATATCCAGAAAAAGACCATAACGGGGATAGCGTTCGATCCGGTCAATCGCCTCTGCTTGATAACTGTGGGGTATGAACTTCATTGGCATCACCTTCTTTCTTGGCCCATGCAAGGACCGCATCAATATCTCGACTATTTTCGACCTTGAAATATCTGGCGCCCAGTCGCTGGAGCCGCAGCCGCCAGATTCTCTGCAACGGCCGGAGCTTTCCGCCAGGGCGTTTCAATTCAACAAACAGGACCCCGCCGCCCGGAAGGATGACGATACGATCCGGAACACCGGCATTGCCGGGGCTGACAAATTTCAGCACCAGGCAGCCGATCCGCTCCAGACTGACCTTCAATTTCCGCTCGACTTCTTTTTCTAAAATGTCCATTCCTCGTGTACTCACCTCGTTTTTTTCACCTTGGGGAACTTGCCTGTGTTACCAATGTGTCCGATTTTTTCATGTTCTAATACTTTATAGTGAATTAGGCAGATTAGGGAGAGCATATAGGCTCTTCTCGCGCGCGTATACGCCTAAATTACAAAAAAATCTTATATATAAATAATTGGACACATTGGATACATTACTTTATAGCCCCTGTTAGATGCTGAGATTGTGCTGTATCCAATCTTGTATCCAATTCATTTTTGATTGGTCACATTGGATACATGCGTAGTGTGTCCAATTACAGCAGTTCTTCGATAGTGTGTCCACTATCGGACACACTTTGACCACGTCTGCTTTGTTCTTTTTTTGCGGACACTCTGACAAATGCCCTCTGCGAACCATAATGCTTAAATCTTAATCGTCCTCTCGTTGCTCCCCCTTTTTTAGGCTTCCATCCCGGCATATGCAGCAGTATGGAATTTATCTCTCTGGCGTCGACGTTTTTCATTGCCGCCCGGTTGTTCTCGAAAAGCTCACACCATATTTCCATAGCACAAACCCTGTCCCTTACCACCTCACCAGCCGGCGGCTCTATCATATCGCCACGCAGATACTGGCGCCTCGTAGTAAGATCCCAGCTGTCCCACGAATATGGCAACAAGGTGTCGAGGTAATCCTGCACCAGACCGAACTTCTCGGAGCCCTCCGAGTGCTCTTCCTGTATGGCGGCAGCAACCTTCTGCAACTCGGCACTCAGGATCATGCTCTTGTCTTCCTTCCATATCTCCAAAAGCTCCGCCCAGCACTGGGCCGCCACTTCCTTCGTGAAACCCTTCAGTGGTTTGGCGGCATCGCCGCTGCACTGGACGATAAGGAACCGGCGGGCACCTGTGCGGTCTTTGAGGAAAGCATCCTCATTCGTCGTTGCCGCAAAGATACACTGACGTGGGAATTCTCCCGTGCGATGGCCATATGGCATGCGGAACTTATCGACCTGCCGGCTGATGAATGCCTTAATCTGGTCATTCTCCGCACGCTTCGTGGCCTGCATCTCGGCCAGCTCGACGACGAGGCTGCCCTGCAGCTGTTCGATGACATCCTTGCCCTGCATAGAAATGATGGAATCATTGAACCAGGCACCGCCCATACGGGCAAGGATCGTCGACTTGCCGATGCCTTGGGGCCCTGTGAGCACAAGGCAGGTATCGAACTTGATGCCCGGTACCATGCACCGCGCTACACCGGCCTTGAAGAACAGCGTCGTGACGGCCTCGGTGTACTCACTGTCCTCGGCGCCCAGATAATCGATAAGGATGCGGCCGACGCGCTTCACGCCGTCCCACTTGAGCGTCTTCCACCAGTCGATGACCTGATGGAAGTGCGCCTTCTGGGTAACTTCAGTGAACGCATCATCGATAAGCGCCTTCCCTGTAAGGTTCCTGTAGGTCGTGCTGATATAGTTCCTGAGCTGGGCGTCGTCGGCATCCGTCCACACATCGCCGTCCTTCTTCCGCATCTTGCGCCAGGGCAGATCATGCTGCAGCAGCACACGGTGGCTGAAATCGTCGAGGGCTGCCATTCCCTTGAGCCGCGGATCATGCTCGAGGATGAGGAGGAAGTTGCCGGCGGTGGCCTTGATGGTCCTGCCGTCCTTGCCGCCCCGCTCGAGCTTCGTCAGCCAGTCAAAGGCATCATCATCTACACCGTCCCCGTTCTCTGACTGCAGCAGCGCATCGTCGAAGTCGCTGGCGATATCTGCCAGCAGGATCTTCTTGACTTTGTCGTCATCGTTCGCCAGCGCCTCCATCGCCAGAAAAGACGGCCGCTTATTGATGGGCGTGTCTTCCTTGACATCGTCATCCCGTTCGATGAACCGGTTGAGCCGGACAAGGTCGAACGCATTGACATCCTGCCCGCTGATAGGATCCGTTGCGTGATGGCTGTAAGCGTGCAGATCGTCGTCATAGATGATGAAGCCGCCTGTTGTCGAGCCGTTCGCGTAGGTGTAGCGGTTCGGGACATCACATGGCGTATAGACATCCGGCAGGAACTCGGCGATGGCCTCACTGATGGTGTAGGCCGTGCAGAACGCGCCGACGATGTTCTTCTTCTCGCGTGGATCTCCAAGCTTCTTGAGCTCGCGCTGCCGCGCGACAGTCTCTGCCTTGGCCGTCGGCCATGTGGTGGCGTCCCGCCAGTTCTCGTACGAGCCAAGCACCGCATCGGCCGCCAGCAGGCTGCCGTCGTGTACGATATGGACGTACTCGCCATCCTGGCTCTTGCTGGGCCAGTACATGAACCGCGAGGCCTCATAGGTTGTCGGATCCATCGACTCGATATCGATACGCTGCGCGATGCGGCGGCCGATAGGCTCATATTCATCCGGTGCCACCTTACGGCCCAGCGGGATGACCAGGCGGAATCTTGGCTTATCCGGCGTATGGCTGTGCGTCGAGTAGAGTGCCCATGCCGTATCCGGGAGCTGCTGCCGCACAGAGGACAGGAACGCTTCCGCATTGCTGACATGATCCGCATCGAGCGTCAAAAGCGCACGACTTCGGATCTTGTCCTTCTTGCGTATGCCATCCTCCAGATAACCGCCGACAAAGCCGCCGGTATCTTTCGCCCGATCCTTGTCTGACTTGGTCATTGCCTTGTACTCTGCTGCAGTCTCGCCGGTGACAATCGGCTGCTCCACACGCCGGCAGAAATCCTGCCAGCTCATCTCGCTGTTCTTCCAGCATTTCGTGTTGCGTGTCGGTGCGGTTGCTATATTGAAATGGAACTCTAACAATGACCGCGCCTCCTTAATCTTTCATGTAGTAGTTGTTCTCGAATCCATCTGCATTCATCAGCAGGCCCTCGTTCCAGGGTTCATTCTGTGTCATGATGGCAATAGCATCCTCAAGGCTTCCTTCCCCTTCGGGGACTTCGAGGATAACCTCGTCGTGAATATGCGCGCATATCTTGTAATGCGCTGTCTTGCAGTTCTTGAGCCGGAGCATCGCCGCACATAGGCAGTCCCGCGCGATGGCCTGTATCAGATTCTCCGTGAGCGTGCCGCCCCAGGTCTCCGTCTTCATCCACTTGCGGGCCGTCTGGTTCATGCTCTTGAAGATGATGGCAGGCTTATCGAAGCGGTTGCTGCCGATGGTGGCTTCCTTATATCGGAGTTTGCGCCCCGTCGGCAGCACCATCATGAGGCTGTCCTCGAACCATTCAAACGCCGCATTCCTGTACTGCGGCAGGTGTATCGTCCGCTTCGTACGAATGCAGTCCAAGGCCGCAGCCTCAAGATCACGCCAGAGCTGAGGGATACGTGGCGATGCCTCCCGCCATTTCCGGACAATATCCTCAAGCTCGGGATCTGTAAGGCCCATCTTGTCAGCCCCGAACGCCTTGAGCGCCATAACGCCGCCGCCATAGCCACAAGCGAGCTCGGCCACCTTACCTTTCTGCCGTAGTTCACCGTTGATGCCGTGCTTGACAACCGGCACCTTGAACATCTGGCTGGCTGACATGCAGTAGATATCCTTGCCGGCGGCAAATGCCTCCTGCCGCCACGTCTCCTGCGCCACCCAGGCGATGACGCGGGCTTCGATGGCCGAGAAGTCGGCCACCACGAAGCGGCTGCCTGTAGGAGCCACCAGGGCTGTGCGCACCAGCTGCTTGAGCGCTTCGGGTACGTTATAGAGCATCTCCATCATGTCCGTATCCCCATCGATGACGCAATTCCTCGCAGCATCAAGATCGGACATCGAGTTGCGCGGCAGGTTCTGCAGCTGAACATTGCGGCCAGCAAAGCGGCCCGTCCGCTGGGCGCCATAGAACTGAAAGAGATCATGGATGCGGCCGTCGGTACACATGGAGTCGCGCATGGCCTCATATTTCTTGATTGAAGTCTTCCCGAGGTCCTGCCGGATCTCGAGGACACGACGTACAGGCTCCGGGATATCACGGCCGAGGAGATTGGCCACCGACGCCTTATCAAGGCTCTCGACCTCCTCGCCCAATACGGAGCTGAGCCATCCGCGGAGCTGCAGCGGGCTGTTCGGATTATCCAGACCTGTAAGCTCCTGTGCCTCGGCCAAGAGCGCCCCACGGTGCTCCTCGTTCATCCGGATAGCATTGACGATCAGCTCCTGCTGTACCGCGATGCCGTTATTGTTGATCCAGCGATCGAGCAGCCACATCTCATGCTCCTCGGGGCTCGGCCTGTTGCTTTCGAGGGCGTTACGGATGGCCCGTTCCGTCACGACATCCTGGGCGTTGTACTCCTTGAAAATCTCCCACTTATCCGGCGCGTCCTTCGGATAGTTGCGCGTCCGGCCGCCGTTCGCTTTTGTGGGGGCGCAGGGGACGCAGAAATACTTGATCAACGCCTTGCCACGTGTGTCCTTCTGCTTGTCCTCGGGAAATCCGAGGATCTTGGCAACGACGCCCAACCCTGCTGGCAGTGAATTATACAGACCGAGAACGGAATCACATTCCCATTGGTCATCAGGGACATTTTCAGCACCGAAGGCTGCCTGCAAGCAAGTAATCTCAAAATTCGCATTATATGCGGTCTTTAGTATCTTCGGGTCCCGCAGTGCATTGAAAACATCGGGTGGAAGCTCTTCCCCCGCGGTGAAATCAATCACTGTCACAGGCCCATCATCGAAACAATATGCAAACAGCAGTATCTCAAAATCATCGGCGTCCACATATTTGTGAACGCCGTACTTGATATGATTTGAGCTATATGTTTCGATGTCCACGCACATTACTGTGGACATAGGCTTTTTCTCCTCTCTTACAGCAGGTCCTCTACATCGCCCAGCAGGCTGTCATCGAAGTCATTCTCCGAGACTACCGTGCCGCCCAGGCTGTCGCCATCCTTGATTTTACGTACGGCCAGCAGGCCAACGCCAATGCCCTTGTTGCCATTGCTGTTGTACGGATAAAGCGATACTACCGCCTGCACCCAGCAGCCCGAGTAGATTTCCTCGGGATCGGCGATCTCGACGCGGTCACGGTTGAAAACCTTCGGCTTATGGTCAACACTGGCATTCGCATTGAAGAAGTAAGAATCGGCGTATGCTGCATCTTCTGGCCGATCAGTATCGCCGTCACGAAGAGGAATACGGATGCCCGTATTCTTGCCGCCCCACTTGGCGATAGCGTCTTTGTCGTTCTTGATGGTGTTGATGGCGTCCTCGAGGATGGCCACACCGCGCTTATCGGACTTCGGGATGATGAAGGATCCGGAGTATTTATCAGCACCGCCCGGCATAGTACCCGGCTCAAGCAAATGCGCATAGGAAAGACGAACGAGACCAGTAGTGATTTTCATAATGATTACCTCCAATTAGTTGAGTAAAGAATCGTCAAAATCTGACATGGCTATATTGTCAAGCTCCATGGGTGGCCGCTTATCGCTCTCAGCAACCAGCGCGGGCTTACCCGTTGGCTTTACAATCACATCTTTGAGCAGTTCGCTCAATTTCTTCTTGCCGACCAGCTTCTCCAGCGTCGTCAGCGTATTGAGTTCTTGCGGCTTATAAATATCTTTTTCGGCGTACCCTGCCTGCAGCAGGAGTCCGGACGCCAGCGCAGGATCAGACAGCTTGCGGGAGCTGCGGCCCTCGACCACCTTGAGCCCGGGCCAGCCTTGCCCTTCCAACGCCTTTGCCAGTGCATATTCCTCGATATCTGTCAGCCACTTCTTGATTTCCTTGGCTTTAAGGACTATGTCGGCGATTTCATCAGACCGCAGATCCGACGCCGCAAAGTCGGTCTTCACGGATGCAAGCATGTAGTCTGCCAGCGCCCTGCAGGTCTCGCGGCAGCGGCAGAACTTGCAGTGCGCACCTGCCACCTTGTCGCCCTCGCCGTTATAGGCCATCCGGGCGATAGGCTTTACTGTCTCGCCCCAGGCAAGGAGCTCCTTGTCCGTGAGTTCATCACTGGATACGGAATCAAGCCGGGGCTGGATGATGGTCATGCGGATACGGCTGACATCATACAGCAGATACACATCACTATACGCTCCCAGGGCGTACAGCCTCATCTGCGTATTGCCAACGGCATCGACGGGGACGCCTTTGCCATACTTCAGATCGCAGATCTCAAGGCCGCCATCTGAGATAATGACAAGGTCACCTGTACCAAACCCCTCGGGCACCCAATCACTGAAATCCAGCCGCTGCTCCACAAAGATCTGTGCATCTCTCGACGCCTTGCGGGCCGCGTTGATTTTCTCGATGCAGACATCAAGGTACCGGCTCGTAGCCTCCCACATCTCATCGTCAACGGGGTAGTCGACATGCTCGCCGGCGCCGCGGATGATACCGATCGTCTTGATTGGTTTCTTGGTGATTCTCCCCGTACGTAGGTAGTTCCTCAGCCGCAGTTCTGCGACTGCATGGGCTGCCGTTCCCTCCTCCGCATAGACCGAAGTCTTATCGGGAACCTTCGCCTCGAGTTTTGCCGACGGCGTACAGACCAGCCATCTGTGCGAGCCCGACGCCGAGAGCAGGGCGTGTACCTCAGGCATTGGCGGCACCTCCTACGACAGCCTGCAGCGATTCCAGCTGCGCATGCGTTGCGATTGCACCGACACGGCTGAGATGGTTATCCAGAAGCCACTGCTGGATGATAGGCTGATTGGTCGCTTTGTCCTTGCGCATGAATGCGCCGGCAGCAGCCCGTACCTCCTCGATTTCTTTTGCCGTTGGTTTATCTTCGGCAGCCGCTTTCTCCTCAGTCTGGCTTGGTACGGATGTAATCTCGTTGATTTCTTTCTCCTTCTTCGGGCTCACTGCCGCGCCTGGGAGCGGCTTTTCTGCTTTCTTGGTATCCTTGGTAACCTTTGCCTTTTCGGCGGGCTCAGCAGGCGGCTCAGGCGCCTGGGTGGTCTTATCCGGCAGGACCATATCGGTATGATTCGCCTTGGCGATGCTGATGGCCGCCATACAGCCGGCAATGTCGGATAGCGCACGGATAAGCTCGCTGTCAGCCGTGATGTGAATATTGATATCCATGGACATGTAAATTCCTCCTATGGTAAAATAGATATGAAAACCTTTTAGCTTTGGTTTTTACTTCGGGCCGTTCCTGGTGGTGCAGGAGCGGTCTTTTTATGTGCTGGTAACTTGCTGGTAATTTTCATACGCACACCACCAGCAGGAACAGGTACGCCATAGCCGCCAGCAAGGTAATCTGCAGCATCTGCGGCAGGGCCTGTACACCATGATGCAGGAAAGCTCCCAGCTGGCGGTGCCGCTCCGTCTCGATGGCCCTGCGGACCAGCCGCTCATGCTCCGACATGTTTCTTCCTTCTTTCCGACTCGATATCATCGATGATCTCAGCATCAGCCTTGCCGAGGATATGCCCCAGCATGAACGCATCACTCCGCGCCCGATCATTCACTTCAAAGCAGCGGTCCTTGTCAACAGCCGTCATAACAGCATGATGGTAATGCCCTTCAGCTCTCTCAGCGACACGCTGCAGCTCCTGGATTTCTGTCTGTGTCATGGTTCGCACCTCCTTATCTATAGTCATTGCGTTTTCTCTCCCTCACTTGTCTTTGTATGCATCTCGCACAGCCTTTCCCCCACAGGGCACATTTCGCTGCAATATGCTTTCAGCAATTCCGGTGCATCGTATTCCTTTGCCATAGTCAAAAGCTCATCACGATGCGGCTCGCGCAGGCCACGTTCGATCTGATAGAGCCTCGTCGAGCTTATGCCCACGATTCCCTCTGTGCTGGCCCGTGATTCGAAATCCGTGTCCCGAGCCGCTGCCCGCATCCGGGCTTGATAGAAAATATTGTTCACATCTCCAACTCTTCTTGACACTTCTGTCCCTCCGATCGAGGCCGAATGACTTCCAACACTTCTCCGCGGCTAAGCCCTGTCAGCTTACAAAATGCCTTGATATAGCAGCTGCCACGCTTAGGCGTGATATAGCCCCTCGACTCTGTATAATCATTAGCTTTCTGGACAATCCCCGCGGCCTTCGTTCGTTTGAACCCCATGACTTTCATCACATCCGCAGTATCCATAAGCACCATGCTCTGCGCCATACTTCCACCTCCTTTCCAGCACATCGGCAAACGTATGACATGTGCCACCACTGGTACGATATACTCAGGAACCAATCGTATATGTGACACCGAGTTCCTTGCATATCAGTGCCGCTTTCTCGATTGTCGCCCTGCTCTTCCCCCTCTCATAATTCGCAAGCTGCTGTGCAGTTATGCCGGTACGCTTGGAAAGCTCATACAGGCTCATATTGCCTCTGGCTTTCCGCATGAACTCTGAAAATCTCATACTCTCACCTCCTGCTGATAGCTCAGCGCATTAGACAAATATATTTGAATAACCCGCCTTCAAGTGGTATGCTTAAATCACGCCACCCCATAACGGGGGCGATGGAAAGGAGCGTGGTCACATTGGCCAACTTTTTGAAATCGCCTGCTCCCACCATAAGCTGAAGCGGATGGCGTAAACTCAAGGCGGAATCATAACCGCCAAAGAGAGGCTTGCCACAAGAAGGATGACTGGACGCATCCGCATGATGATCGCGGTGGAAGTGACACTATCACTTGGTTGCGCGGAAAAAACGTAGATTCATGCTGCACGGATTCGTGGGTAAACAAATATGGCAGATTGGCAGGTTGAGGAACGTCCAGACTCGACCTGCTTTTCTAGTGCGCTGAGATATCAGCAGGAAGGGTTGTACTATGGATTTTCAGTTAATACCAACTGCAATAACATGCTCTGTTCAAATCGTTACATGTGGTTTGACGTACCTTTTCGGACGTAGAAGCGCAAAAATCGATTCTAAAAAAGCCATCTTACGAGAACGATATGATAAGTTCTATATCCCATTCGTTCGCCTTCTATACAAAGGCTTTTACACAGAAGGCTTTCGCCCTGATATTCCCTTCAAAACTCGAGCTATGATGCATGAATTACTCTCGAATAACCTTGAATATTTGGATGTTTATACGCTTCGCCTTTACCCGTCTTTCTATAAAGCATTCCTCGATATGTTGGAATATGAAGATGGCAATCACGATTTTGATACAGCGCCCGAAGATTTTCTTCTAATCAGTACTAAAATTGCGCTGACTGTGCTACAAGAAACGCAACGAATAGCGAAAGAATTGACGTTGCCGCCACTAGGGCAGCCTTTGATCGGCAACTACCTTCACAGCTTGTCCAAGCTACGCAAACTGGAAGAGTGAGCAACCCTACACAAGACTGCAAAATAATAAATGTATCATAATCAATCATGCGTATCCCCCCTTTGGGTTGAGAAAAATTTGTTCTACTTCCTGTCTCATATCATTCCGCCTTACGCCCCCACCGGTTCCGGCAGCACCTCCAGTACCGTATCGTACCAGTTGATGACATACCCGCTGTGCCCGTTGTTTGTGTAAGGCTTAGCCTCGCCGTACTCTTTGCCTTTTTCCGTCAGGATCCATTCTTTGTCCCGGCGTTCCTGCAAACCTGCTTCTGCCAGCCGACGGTTTACTTCCTTGGGGTCCGGGTTGCCCTTCTTGTTGAGGATGCCCAGACGCTTGGCGATTGCTGTCGGCGTCATATAGCTGGGTGTGGACTCTGCCGGCAGCAATGGCATCAGCGGTGCCGTATCAATGCCATAAGCACTCCCCACCATCTTCATGGCAGCCGCCGTGGCCATCCCTTTCTTGACGCCAAACACCTCAGCTATGGCATCTGCCGTGCCGCCGATGTCCTTGACCGCCGTCTTGATAAGACGCGTCCGATAATGCGGGTTCGGGGAAAGCTTCGGCGTCCGCAGCTTCTCTTCCATCGCATTGAACGCCTCGATGAACTTGATTTTCCACTCCAGCGCCTTCTTACCGGTAAAGCCCATTACCAGAAGCGAAAGGCCATCGCGGTTCATGTAGTACATTTTGTAAGACTTGCCCGTGCCTGCTTGGTATGTCCCCTCGTAGAAGAAGTTTGTCAGAGCCGATTTTTCGGCTTTGATATTCTCTATTGCTTCGATTACATGCTTGTGTTGTTTCCCAAATACCTCGGCTACCTTCTGACTGGTAGTTACCACCTGCTTGTTTTGAACTCGCACCAACTCGTTGGCGTTGGTGTTTGCAAGTGTCTGTACTTTCATTGGTTATACCTCCTTATCTAACTCCGTATGTTCGGAAAAATATCTGCAATAGCTCATCATCACTTAACGGAATGCACTCGCGCATTATGCGCAAGTCAGCAAGAGTAAATCTTAGCTCGCCCCGCAATTTCCGTTGCAAGTTATCTCGGCTTTTTCCCATTGCACAAGCAAGCCGCTCATTTGTTATGCCATTTCGCTGCATGATCTTGCGCAGCAGTTCAACATCAAACATCGTTCATGTCATTCCTCCTTGCTTCCTTTTTGAGTTAAGTTAGTTTGCAAAAAAAATTTGCTTTATCTCGGCATCGGTTAAACCCATATCTTTCCTGAGTTTATCTACCTCAGCAAGAGAAAACTTACCCGCGCCAGTTTCCTTGCGGCTGTAAACCACTGGAACTATCCCCAACATGTCGGCTATATCAGCTTGGCGTAAGTTTCTTCTGGTTCTTGCCGCTTTCATCTCATAACGATTATAAGCCACGTAACTCACCTCCTTATCTTTTCGGTTAAGTTATCTCATGTGCACATAATATACTATTTAAGTTAAGTTGTCAACTGTTTTTGTAAAAAAGTTAACTTCTTCGGTATTCTTTTTGAGTTTAGTAAAATTTATACTTAAAGTAAGTATAGAAGGAGGGATTCCCAATGATTAGACTTAAGGAACTCCGAAAAAACAAACAACTTACACAAGAAGAACTCATCAGCCAATTCAACTTCAAATATGGACGTAAATACACTGCCGCTGCTATTTCGATGTTTGAAAACGGTAAGCGCATCCCCGAAACCCAAGCACTGATGGACTTTGCAGACTTCTTCAACGTCTCGGTAGACTACCTCCTAGGCCGCACCGACGAGCCGGGCGGCTTCCAGAAGGGCGACGGAGGCGATGAGGCTGTAGCAGAAAAAGAAGTCAAGACAGTAAAGCCTAAAGCTTATGTTGAATTACATCGTCTTATCGACGAACTGCCCCACAGTGATGTGGAAGAATTACTGAACACAGCTATATTCAAGAAAAAGAAAGCCGAACAAGTTCACGAGCACGTAGATGATCCGGATGATTTTTAACCATGACAGATAAAGAGATATTATCTATTGTCGCTCATATTCATTTAGAGTGGTTGCCGGCACAATTCCCTGTGAAGGTCAAACGCCTGTTGAATATGCTTATCGACCTTGAGCCAAATTTTCAGGCAATGACATATCAACAATATGCAGAAAAGGAAGGCTGGTTCCCCTCCCCTTTTCAATTCAAGCGTTATTTTCATAGCTTAGAGGGTAAAATAATCTATCTTCCTGATGATGATTTGTATGTCCTGCTCTACAACCAAGCACAGAGAATCGAGCGGAAGAAATGGACCTTAGCTCACGAACTTGGCCATTATTTCTGCGGGCATCTTAATCAGCTGCATTCGGGGCAGGTCATGGATGAATATACCAACCGCCGTATAGAAGCGGAAGCTAACCGCTTTGCCCGATATCTTCTCGCTCCGCCCTGGCTGTTGGCTGGTGTCACTGGCGCCTATGGCTATACCGATGCTATGTCCTTCTACGCGCTTTGTCGGTTCTTGTTCCGTCTGAGTCAAGAGGCGTCGTATTACATAGCTGTCAGCAGCCATAACATTTTCTATCACTATGGAATCAAAAGTCTAGCCTCTGACTGGAACCCCTTACAAAAAAAATATCAACCAATAATCGACGACATCATCTTCAAACAGCTGCCTACGCAATCCGATTTCAATAGTTTTGTTGATGCTTATCGTTACGAATATAACCTTATCAGCTGGCTCTGCGCGAGCCAACGAATCGGTCTCATACACGGCCCAGTATCGGCCGCTCAGATTCTTGCGGGGTGTAATACATCGGAAAGTGCACAGCATAAAGGAATTTAAAAATAAAAAAGCCGCCCCGAAGATTGGACGGCTATAGGAAAGAAGTTGATATAATTGGCTACCATTGAAGACCATATAAGATTGTCAACAAATACATATCCTATTTTCGAAATGGCGGAGACTGCCCAACGCATCTTCAATCCACCAGCGCTAAAGGTACTTCAAGCCTCCCTTCAGACGCCCTACGCTTCGCTTGCTATGCAAACTGCCGCCATTACAGCTCCGCTTATGCAGGCTCAGGCTATAACAGCAGCGGCATTTCGCCCCGCTATTGAGGCTGTTGCAATGTACCAACAACCATATATGTCTATGGCTGCGGCAATGACTGAATACCAAAGAACGCTAGAGCACATTAACAGAATCCCCAAGTTAATAAAAATGCAGGAAAAACTCCAACAAATGAGCCGTTTATTTCCAACAGTACAAGTAGGTATGCCAAACGTTGCCAGCACTTTACCAGCCTTTGAGTATCTCGAAGTAAATCAACCAGAGTTATGTCAACAGGCAGAGGAGGCTCTCGCAATTCAAGCTACCCCTGACGACTCTGCGGACAATATTAAAGCCTATATGTTATTCTGTGCCGAAATCATCATCGGGCTAGAAGGTGTGAAGGAAGTAGCTGCAGACCCCGCAATAAAAGCAGGGTGTGTCAGCTTGATAATTATTTTTTCGAGTCTACTGGCGTATCTAAAATACTGTAAAGAAGAATAATAATTAAAAGTAGGTCCAACTTTTCCGTAACGATATCAGATAGAAAGAACATAGCCACCAGCAACATTAGATTTATTGCCTTGATAAGCCTTATCTTCTTTTTGGATAACTGCATTTTTCTTACCCCCTAATACTTCGTTCAATCACTGATTGTTCTTTTCATCTGCACGCACGCAACAGAAGATACCCCAGCCAAACAATAAAAGATTTGTTACAGTGGTAGCGACATCAGTAGAAACTCCAATCAAAGATCTGCCGGCCAATAATACCAGGCCAACAGCTACGATAAAATTAAGATTTCCGAGTTTTTTTCGCATCATAATCGCCCCTCACTTTCTGCAATATCATCACCTATATTATACCATTTTATTGCAAAAATATCACAAAAGCCGCCCCGAAGGACGGCTGTATGAAAGGAAGGATTCCCGTGTTCAAGAAAATAGCTTTGGCCACGCTGGCCGCTGTCTGTGTATCAATAGCTACCCCTGCCTTGGCATCTGACTACCTTGGCAACCCGAAGTCGATGAAGTTCCACTACTCCAGCTGCTCCACGATAAAGCATCCGGAAAGGTTTGTAGAGTTCAGCACCCGTGATGATGCCATTGCCGCAGGATATGCACCGTGCAAACGGTGCAATCCG